TAGCAAGCCATCGGAAGCTGCCCTCAGACAAGCGTTCCATAACGATTGCCGATCGCATGCTATCAAATCTAAATTCAGGCCAATTGCGGTCATCACTACGCGGATGAAGCGCTCGGGCGGAATGTGCACCGGCAGGGCATTCTTGAGTTCACCGGCGCGGGCGTCGAAATGCTCGCGCAGGGTGACAAGCGGGTGCTTTTGTTTTTCGGCTTTGGCGGTGGCGCTCATTTCTCTTGCTCCAATAATTTTGCGATTTCCTCGGCTGACAGATTGTTATTATTCCCGATCATCGGCTGATGAACCCAGCGCATGGCAACTGCTTCGAATACGATCATCGCTACCTCTGCGCTGCCATCCCTTCGTGCTGCTTGAATTGCCCACGCGATATTGCGGACTGGCTTGCTATATATACAGTCGTCCATTGTATTCACCGAAGCACGCCGGCGCTCTGGGCCTGCGAACAGACATCGCGACGGCCCTTCAATATCGAATTCAGTTCACGTGCTACTAGGATAGGCAAAGGACAATCGTATTCATCCCGTGTTTTGACTTCTGGATTCTTGTGGCATTCATTTTTCCAGCCCTGCTTGTAGTCATTGCCAGCCTTTTCCATGCATTCAAGATAAGTTGTGGATACGAATGTTTGAGCCTGCGCCATGGCCGATGTGGTCAAGAGCAGCAGGGCGGCGAGTGCGACGTGTTTCATGTTTTCATCTCCTTGATGCGCAATACGCGCGGTTCACTGGGTTGAACGGTGTAGCCTTTGCGTTGCTCTGATTTCCACGTCACGCGAAACTCCGGCACCGTCGCCACGGCGGCGTCGCGCATGCGATCCATCACCATCGCCTCGACTTCGGTGCAACGTTCGGTCGCCATCTTGATGGTCCGCTTCAGATCGGCGCGCTCATTCAGGCCTGACACGACTTCGTTATCGGTCGACAGATCGATCGTCTTTGCATCCGACTCGCGCGGGGCCAGGGCGGCGATTAAATCCTTGTCGCGGCCGTAGTCGGCATCCGGCTCTTTACCGTCGCGGATGTCCTGCCAAAACTGCACCACCGCTTGTCTGATCTTTTTCTCGGCGGCTTCGTGACGCGGCACTTCGAAAATGTGACAAGGCAGTTCATGCGGATCGACCACCAGGACAGCGATGGCGCCGAACTCTGCATTCGTCAGCATCATTTCGGTGGTGATTTGCAACATGACCCACATCGGCGGGCCGGCCAGCGCGGTCTTGCCGTTCCAATCATTCAAGAAAACGGAAGGTGCTGCGGTCTTACACTGCAGGATGCCGCGGCGTTTTTGCGCATCCTGGATATAGAAATCAGGCGTGCAGCCGAGGCGCAGATCCGGATCGCGCCAGTATTCGTTGGCCTTGGTCAGCTTCCAGTCCGGCTTCTGCTCGGCTACCGCCGCGGCGACGGCGCTTTCCAGAATACGGCCACGGCGCAGGGGGCCAGTGTCCGGTTGTTGCGGCAGCTCGACCAGCCCCTGCTTCTCGATGTAGAGCCGCAAGGCCGATGTATAGGGATGCAGGCCGTGCAACGCCGGTTCGACTGACGCAGTCACGTCTTTCTTGCGCAGCGATAGCCATTGCTCGCGGCTGACGATGGTGATGCTTTCGATGGTCATGATGCGGTTTGCCCGCATTCGCAGAAGCCTTGACACTTTGGGCAATCACATTCCCCATGAATCAAAGCCGAGCATATGAAGCCGCGTTCACGGAATGCCAAACAATGTCGGCATTCGCTCATCGCTAGTATGAGTTCACGATCTAACTGTTGTTTGGTTGGTTCAGTCATGTCGCCACCGCGAGGAGGAACCAGACGATGACCGTGGCGATCACTACGATCCCGGTGAACAGGAAGGCGGCGGCGATCTGGGCGGCGAATTCAAGGGTTTGCTTGATCATGCCCCATTGCATAGTCCAAGTAATTTGGAAATACAAGTCACAGGTTTAAAATAATTTGGATAAATAGCCTTGGACTTTCCGGAGCGCGCAAATAATATGGATTTTCACGCCGGTCGGGCGTGTTACTATTTTTGGGGCTCGGATCGAGGATTCATCCGATGACGGGAAACGCGCACTTGCGTCAGGCTTGCGCTTTGGCAGCCCAATTACCGGAAAATCCGGAAGACGTCCGCGCCATCATGGCTAACTTACAGCGCCTGGTGGACGATTATCTGCTGCCGGCCGAGGGCGGTGCGCGTCCGATCAGCGTCGTCGCCTTCGGGAAGGATTCGCGCTAGGAAGCTCGCCTAGGCGTTTTGCGAGGTCCAAGGGCAATCCAGACGGATTTCCACGAATAAGCCAATCCAGGGTCACGCCAGGGAAGCGTGCGCATATCCTATTGGCGACATCGAGGCTCAGGGGACTGTGGCCGCGCTCGAAGTTATTCCAGCGGCTGACCTCGATCCCCAATGCGACGGACATGGCGGTCTGGGTCGAAATTCCCATCGCCTCACGCAAACGCAACAAGCGGCTTCCTTGGTCGTCCATTGTTGCCGCATAATACCATTCCAAATTTCTAACGCCATATATCTCATATTTGGATTGTTGCATTTCCAAACCATTTGGAATATATAGCAGGCTATGTTGCTTTCCACGGCAGCCGAAATCATTGAAAAGCTTGGCGGAATTAACACCGTCGGGGCTTTGACCAATAGCGGTTATCGCGCTGTGTGGAATTGGAAGGCCAGCAACAAATTCCCGGCGCGGACATTCGTCGTCATCGACTACGAACTGCGCAAGCAGGGCCACATTGCACCGACCTCACTGTGGGGCATGGCCGAGACCGGGCGGACTGTGACCAGTAACCACGCGTAGCAACCGGCACGCTCAATGCCGGGATTCCGAGTTTTGGGGAAACTTTGTGGATGCCATCGCCAAACGGCCACGCCGTCCATGGAAAGGCCGCGCCGATCTCGACGACGTCATTCACGCCAGCTTGCGCGAAGGTCTTTCGTTCGGGTTGATCGCCAGAAAAGTTTCAGAGTTGCTGGGCTATCGGGTCAGCCGTGAAGCCACCATTGGCCGCGCCTTTCGCATCGGCGCGCATGGTTCGGCAAAACCGCTAACCCAGCTCAACAACCATCCGCCTAAGAAAAAGCGCATCGAAACGAGCGCGGCTTTCGTTGAAAAACTTTGCCGTGTTCGGCCAACGGCCATGCCATCGGTGGAGAGGCAGCTGCCTGCACCTCCACCCCCAAGCCCGGCAGGCACTGGTTTTCTTTCCATTGCACTGATTGATCTGGATGAAACGCATTGCCGGTATCCGCAGGGCGACGGCACCGCTGTCCGATTTTGCGGACAGGCCAAGGTCGAAGGGTCGGCATATTGCGCCGCCCACACCAAGCTTTGTTACATCAAAGGAAGGCAGCCGTGATGGATGATCTGCCGCGCAAGTTTCCTCTTACCCAACAAATTGAAGAAGTTGAACGCGAGTTGAGGCTGCGCACCGAAGTTTACGCACGCTGGATTGCGTCGGGGAAGATGCGCCGATCGGTTGCCGACTATCACATGGAACGAATGCGTGCCGTGCTGGACACACTAAAACGGATTGAAATGAAATTGCCGGTTTAATGGAGTCAGAAAATGATCGAGGCCGCCGAATTTGCCACGCCGACGCAGCGCGAACTTTATGATCACTATCGTGAAATCCACCTGAAGTTCTTCCCGCGGCCGCCGACATTTCCGCGCAGCATCGAACCGCCACCGCCACCGCCGCAGCCTGAGGCGCAGTCCGTATTAGAAACGCTGCCGCCGGCACCGCGGCTGCCACCGTCCGAGGCCATCAGCATCGCGCAAACGCGGCTGCGCATGAAGGTGATCAGGCGCGTGGTGTGCGAGAGCTACGCGATTTCCAAAGACGCCCTCGTGTGCGCCCGGCGCACCTCCGAGATTGTGCGGCCGCGCCATGTCTATTGCTTTTTGGCCTCCCGATTGACCAAGGCCAGCCTGCCGCAGATCGGGCGCTCGCTCGACCAGGATCACACCACCGTCATGCACGCCATCAAGCGCACCGAGGCGCGCATCACCATGGACCGTGAATTTGCCGAGCACATGCGGGCGCTCGAGGCGCGGATCAGAAGCCAGTTCGGTGAGAAGCGCCAGGCGCGCGGCTGCATCGGCCGCTATGTCGTGCATGAAGCGGTGGCCGATTATTTCCTGTTGGGCTGGATGTGGGCGGCCAATCTCAATGAATACGCCGCGCTCATGATCTGGCCGTGCAGCTGTCCGTTCGTGGAGCCGAAGCAGTGAGTGACGCGATCACTTTGCTTCCCGGCGACTGCATGGACGTACTAGCGACCATAGCGGAGAACTCGGTTGATGCGTGCTGCACAGATCCGCCGTATCACCTGACGAGTATCGTTAAGCGGTTCGGCGGTGACAACGCGGCGCCCGCGCAGTTCGGTAAAGACGGCGTATATTCCCGCGCATCGTCCGGCTTCATGGGCAAGCAATGGGACGGCGGCGACATTGCATTCCGTGTCGAGACATGGCGCGAGGTCTATCGCGTATTAAAGCCTGGCGCGCATCTGTTGGCATTCGGGGGCACCCGCACATTCCATCGCATGGCCTGCGCTATCGAGGATGCGGGATTTGAGATACGCGATACGATCCAGTGGTTATATGGATCGGGATTTCCTAAAAGTCACGACGTTTCAAAAAACATTGATCGGGCGGCGGGAGTAGCGCGGGAAGTTCTCGGTAGGAAAGAGCATCCCACATCAGCAGATAGGACAGGAGATAAATCGCCGTATCAGGCGGAGCAATCGCATTTGAATGGCGCATCAAATATAACCGCCCCCGCCACCGATGCAGCCCGCCAATGGGAAGGATGGGGAACGGCATTAAAGCCCGCATGTGAGCCAATCGTGCTCGCCCGCAAGCCATTAAGCGAACGCACCGTCGCCAGTAACGTACTGCGATGGGGAACGGGGGCAATCAATGTTGATGGGTGCCGCATCGAGACGGTGGAAACTACTGAGCGTCCATCGGGCAAGAACGCCGATATTTATGGGGCCGACAATCGACGCGGCATGATACGCGGTGGCACCAACGGTAGATGGCCCGCCAACGTCATTCACGATGGCTCTGATGAAGTGGTGGGGGCGTTTCCTGAGACGCAATCAGGTTATTCCGATGGCACCAAGAGCGGCATTCAACAAAATGTCTTTGGGAAATATGGCCCCGGTACATTTCAGGAAACGTACGGCGACGAAGGTAGCGCCGCCCGCTTCTTCTACACGGCGAAGGCCGACAGCGACGACCGCATCGGCTCTAAGCATCCCACCGTCAAGCCACTCGACCTGATGCAGTACCTCGTCCGTCTAATCACGCCCAAGGGCGGTCTAGTCCTCGATCCGTTTGCCGGTAGCGGCACCACAGGCGAGGCAGCATTCCGCGAGGGCATGCGCTCCGTTCTGATCGAGTGCGACGCGGAATATCTCAAGGACACAGAGCGTCGTATTGAGCTGCTGATGGCCGGCCCGGACGAGCGAGCATTCAAATCACAAAAGGCCAAGCAGGACGGCAAGCCAATTGATCTCGGCCCGTTATTCAGCGGGGTCATGCCGTGACTGATGCCTGGCGGCGCAATTACCGGAAATATCTGCGCAGCCGGGAATGGCGCTACCTGAAAGCGCGCGTGGCCAGAGTGCGTGGCCGGAAATGTGAACGCTGCGGCAACACCTGGCAACTCAGCCTGCATCACAGAAATTATCACCGTCTTGGCTGTGAATTGACGGCCGATGTCGAGCTGCTTTGCAAAACCTGTCATGCGCGGGCCGATTTAGAACGGGCTTGGCAGAATGCGGGAGAGCGCTATGGGAACCCTTAAATGGTACGCCCGCGATCCGGCTCGCGCCTTGGCAGGCATGATGAAAATGACGCTGGCCGAAGCCGGTGCATATAACAAAATTCTTGATTTGATTTACTTGCGCGAGGGCAAGCTTCTAGACGATCCGGCCGAAATCTGCCGTTGGCTCAATTGCAAGCCAAGAGTTTGGAAACGTATCCGGGCCAAGCTGATCGATATGGAAAAGCTCTATGTCCATGCCGGCTGTCTGCACAATGAAAGGGCTGATGAGGAGATCGTTAAGAGTCGCCGAATCGTCGAAAAATCGATCCAAGGTGCAACATTGCGGTGGGCCAGATATAACGAAATCAAGAGGTTACGGGATGCCCCCCCAATGCAACACACATACACAAAGAAAGAAAGCTTAAGCGCAAAGATCGTGCCAATTGCTAAGAGGACAACCGAGAAAAGCGAATAAAGTTTAAGGGAGTGAAAATAGGGAGGAGACCATGCTACTACTATCGTTCCCGCTGTCTGGCTTAATCCTGGGCATCATCAACATCGCCATTGTGGTGGCGGTCCTGCTGCTGATCGGCGCCATCATCGTGTGGTTCTGCGGCTGGATGGGACTAGCGATCCCTGACATGGTGCAGAAAATCTACATGATCCTGGTGGCATAACCGTGATCTTCAAGGGAGATACGTCTAAGGGAGGTTACCATGTCACTTGGATTAGCGTTCTACGTCCTCCTACTTATTTGGGGTGTCTTTGGGATCCTTTCACACATCGGTTTCACGCCAGGTATATGGGGTGCGACTACGAACGCCGTCTTGCTGTTTGTTCTCTTTCTGCTGCTCGGCTGGCAGACATTTGGCGCACCGCTGCATAAATGACTATTATTGAACGACTGGAACGTTATGAGGAAGCGTTAGAACGCATTGCGCAGTGGAGTGATGCCTATCCGAGAGATATTTTTGAGGAACCGGATTTTAAGAAGGCATCCGAAGTTTTGAAGGCTGCAGGGATGACGTTGGATGCGATTAGTGCAAGTTGTATGCGTCACGCCATTGATGGCGTTGGTAAAATCGCTAAGAATGCCTTGCAATGCAACGATGGTTTGTAGCGTTCTGCGATAGCCGTCGCGAATGGGAAAGCTGTGAAGAAATTGAGGAAATCGGCTTCCCGGCTTATGTGCCGATGGAACGGCATAAGTGCTACATCCGCGGCAAACGCACGTATGTCGAAAAGCCGTTGTTTCCCTGTTATCTATTCGCCAAGTTCAATTGCGAAGATGCACACTGGAACGCGATCCGCGAGATCGACGGCATCCGCGATATCCTTTGCAACCAGGGCAAACCGGTCGCGGTACCAATCGGCCTGACTGAGAAATTGCAACGCATGCAACGGCTTGGATTATTCGATCATACAAAGCGGCCGATGCCGTTTCCGCCCGGAACAAGGGTCATGCTGGATGACGATGGGCCATTCGCCGAGTTCATCGGCAAGGTGATGCGGGTGCGAACAGCCGATCGGGCTGACGTGCTGATCCGCTATCTGCACCAGGAAATGACGGTCAACGTCAGTCTTGCCCGGTTATCCCATATCTAGCGTTTTGGTTGTGCAAATCAGCAATCGGTAGTAGCAACATCGGCAAGCAATTTTGTTGCCTTGCAAATCCGCAGGATTGCACGCGAATTGCCCGGTCGCGAGTTGGCCCGCGTCTTCGGGACATTAGCCGAGGATGTGCGAAGCTTGCCAGTCACAGGTTTGGAAAATACCGGGAAAAACAAACTAGGAACTTCCATAAATATAAATGAGAACACCGCTTTTGTTCTCGTTGACAGGTTTCGGCAGCCGCCCTCCAACAACGGATTGCCGGACGCTCCCTGCGCGGGTTTGGATTGGTCAGCTCTCCCCAAGCGTTCCTGCGCAGGGATGTGTTTCACGGTGAACGCATGACGATTGAATGGATCTTTGCAATATTCTTTGTGATTGCCATTGGCGTTATAACGCTATGGGGACAATGGTTGATGAGATGACAAGCAAGGTCGCCAAACGCGGCCGCAAGGCTTGGCGCAAACGCAAGCTCAGGCAGCAAGCACGCAAGGATAGCGTCCCGCTGGTCCTCGGGCTAACCACGCCACCATGGGAAGATATGTTACCGCATGAACTGCACGAGCAATGGCCGCAATGGAAGCAGCGCGCCTTGCCGTTACCGAAGTACGGAACATGACGTTTCCCGAATGGGTGAAGCGCGGCGAGAAGTTCAAGGCCTACGGATATATCTGGGAAGTGCTGAGGATCCATCCATTGGTGCAAGCACGGCGGTGGAAGAAGCACGGTTGGTACTACCGCTATTTCAGGGAATGGCAGTTCGAGCGTGACGTCAAACGGGTGCGTGTCTGATGCCCAAGATCCCTATGCTCAAGCTTGGCATCCCGGTACTCAACGGCCGATCGGTTCAACTCCCGCCCAAGCAAGTCAACCCGCACTACATGAAGCCTGAGCATCAAGCCTGGTCGCGGCAAGTGAAGGAGCGAGCGCACTGGACCTGCGAACGATGTGGCAGGACAGGAGATCGCCTGTTCGCCGACCACATCAAGGAGATCCGTGATGGTGGAACATGGGACTTAGCGAACGGACAAGCGTTATGCGGCTCATGCCATACAGGCAAGACCATGGTCGAACGGGCGAAGCGAGCCTTCGCACCGAGCAGGCCATAGATGAACTGATATGTGATCGCATTGAGCAGGCCTATGCCTTTGCCCTTGCTCATAGATCGAATGATGATGATGCAATGTTCATGCTCTATGCGATGCACGCTGCGATCCGCACGCGAGATGCAATCGCAAATGCAATTGACATAGATCAATCGACGGGGGGAGGTCACCAACTCGATGGCCCAAATTGCTATAACCGCACGGGCACCCATTCGCGCTTTTTTTACTTTCCGTCCAAGGCCTTAGAACCCCACATCGGTCCATCATGCCACAACCCCCGTTCAAAGTGACCCGTCGCATGCGCAAGCGTGTTTCCCTGCTGGTGGCTACCGGCATGGGCGAACGCGGCATTGCGCTGGCGTTGAAATGCGACCGCAAGACGCTATGCAAGTACTTCGAGGATGAGTTGCGGGACGGACGCGACTTATACCGGGCTGAGTTGCTGGACATGCTGCAGACGGCGGCAAGTGCCGGCAACGTCAGTGCCATGAAGCATCTGGATAAACGCACCTCGGGCGAGACGCCCAACCCCGGCGGCTTTGCCGGCGGCAAGAAGGCCGAGCAGGCCAAGGCGGCGGAGGCGGCTATGACGGGCGGGGAATGGGGCGATGATCTGGCGCCGATCGCGGTGCCGGCGCGGACGAACTAGGCCTTCATATCGTTCTTGAGCAGTCGATCCAGCGGCGTATCAAAATTGCCGCCGCGCATATGCTTCATGTGTTTGCGGAACAGTTGCTTGTGTTCCTGGTTCTTGACTGTCCATCGCGTCACCATTGCAACGGCTTCGGGTATCTTCCGCTCGCCGGATTCCCATCGTCGCACGGTGCGGCCAGACTTGACGCCGACCAGACGCGCGAAACCCTCGGCGGAGAGACCAAGGGCATGGCGGGCTTTCTTGAGTTGTGCGGGGGTCATGCCTTGTGAAATTCGCAGATCAGGCGGAAATCCTCTCGCCTTCCGTGGGTGCGCCAGCCAATCCGGTCGGCGCAGATAATGCGGCGGCAAGCAGCTATCACGAACTCGTCGCCAGCATCCTTTGCCGCTTCGAGGACTTGCCAAGTTATGGACATGCGCGGTGTCATCTTCATTCCCTTTCGGTGGGCATTTGCCCGTTAGCGCCAAGTTCCGTCCGAGCGCAAAGTCACCTTTTTAAGCGTCGGCTTAATGCTCGTTCCCATCATTGCCCCAGAGACTTCACGCTGCGCGGATATTAGATCCTCATGGCATGTCTTAATCAGCTTGCCGTTGAGCTTGTATGAAACCCAATAAACCGTGGGGCGATGGATTTGTTTTGTTCCTTTGTTCATGCCGCCAACATAGGGCCAATGGTCCTAGGTGTCAACTGGCCCTAGGGTCATATTGTTGCGTTGAGGGATGGAACTTTGCACCTAATCGTCAATAACGAGCGGAATCCGTGGTCAACGGCGGTTCCCGATTGGGCCGAGCGTATCATGGCCGGTCAAAGCCTTGTTCCCGGCCTACCGCTGTTCCCCGATGAGGTGTTTCACGGGCTATCCGCATTCAAGCGCCTGCGCCTGCCCGATGTGATTGGCCAGCCGACATTTGGCGAGGCCATGGGCGATTGGGTGTTTGAGATCGCCGCGGCGCTATTTGGTTCTTACGATGTTGAAAAACACACGCGGGCCATACAGGAATATTTTCTCCTAGTCCCAAAGAAGAACGGCAAATCCACGTTAGCGGCCGGTTTGATGGTGGCGGCGGTCTGCCGTAACCGGCGCCCGGATGCGGAATTCACCTTTCTGGCGCCGACGATCGAGGTGGCCGGGATTGCCTTCCGGCAGGCGCGGGCCATGGTGAAGCTCGATCCGACGCTGTCCACCGTGTTCCATATCCAGGACAACATCCGCCGGATTACCCACCGCAAGCATGGCAGTTTTCTGCAGATCAAAGCCGCCGACGTGGACGTGATCACCGGCGGCAAGCCGCTGGGGTGTCTGGTTGACGAAACGCACGTGTTCGCCACCAAGAGCCATGCCGCGGATATCTTTCTCGAAATTAGGGGAGCCCTGGCGAGCAGACCGGATGGATTCCTCATCCAGATCACGACGCAGTCAAAAGCGCCGCCCGCCGGGGTGTTCAAATCCGAATTGGCGCGAGCCAGAGACGTGCGCGACGGCAAATTGACGTTGCCCAAGCCATTGTTGCCCGTTTTGTACGAACTACCGCACAAGATCGCGGCGAATAGCGGATGGGAACAAGAACAAACGTGGCCTTTGGTCAATCCGAATTTGGGACGGTCGGTCGATGCGGAATTTCTCCGCTCGCAGCTCATCGATGCCAAGCGCAAGGGGCAGGGCGACCTGGCGCTATTTGCATCGCAACATTTCAATGTCGAGATAGGGCTGTCGCTCAGAGGCGACCGATGGGCCGGTGCGGAATTCTGGGAAAAGCAGACCGACGAGACTTTGACGTTGGAGCGGTTGCTCGAGCGTTCGGAAATTGTGGTCGTGGGGATCGACGGTGGCGGGCTGGATGACTTGTTCGGGCTTTGTACTCTCGGACGCTGCCGCGAGACCAAACACTGGCTTTCCTGGTCACATGCTTGGTGTCACGAGAGCGTCCTGCAGCGAAGGCAAACGATCGCGGCAACGCTGCAGGATTTCCAGAATAACGGGGAACTTACCATTGTCCAAGACGAACTCGACGACATCGCCGCCATCATTGAGATTATTCGCGACATCAAGCGAAGAAATCTTCTGGCGGCTGTCGCTGTTGATCCTGCTGGCCTCGGCGAATTCGTGGATGCTCTCGGAAGGATCGGGGTCTCCGTCGGGGACAAAAACCTGATCGGCGCGCCGCAAGGCTACGCCATGATGAACGCGATCAAGGGCACCGAGCGCAAGCTCGCCAACGGCACGCTCTGGCACAACGGCTCGGCGTTGATGGCGTGGTGTGTGGGCAATTGCAAAATAGAACCGACGGCCACAGCTATACGCATGACCAAGCAGAACGCCGGTGACGCCAAGATCGACTGCGCCATGGCGATGTTTGATGCCGCCACGGTGATGTCGGCTAATCCCGACCAGGCGCCGCAATTTCAAATGTTCTTTGCTGGCTGAAATTGCGGGCGGGTACGCTACCACCCGCGAGAGGCTGCTCGCACCTCACCAGATCGGCCCTGCAGGTTTGGCATCACCCTGTCCGATCTAGTTGCGTGTCTGCGACTTCCACGCCGCCGCAAAGTGGACTGTAAAGTAACGGAGGGATTATGTCCAAACTCAATCGCGCCTATTCGGTGCTGGACATCAAGTCTATGGATGATGACCAGCGCATCATCGAGGGCGTCGCCTCGACGCCGACGGTCGATCGTGTCGGCGATATCGTCAAGCCGCGCGGCGCCAAGTTCGATCTGCCGATGCCGTTGCTGTGGCACCATAAATCCGGCGAGCCGATCGGCCATGTGACATGGGCCGAAGCACGCGACGATGGCATTCCGTTCCGCGCCAAGATCGCCCAATCGACTGAACCGGGCAAATTGAAGGACCGGCTCGACGAGGCATGGCAAAGCATCAAATTGGGGTTGGTGCGCGCCGTATCGATCGGCTTCAAGTCGGTGGCCGACAAGGTTACGCACCTCAAGGGCGGCGGCCTGCAATACGATGAATGGGAATGGCTGGAATTATCCGCCGTCACCATCCCGGCCAATGCCGAAGCGTCCATCCACAATATTCGCTCGATTTATCATCGCTCGCGCGCCGCGTCCGGCGAACCGCAGGCGGCGATCCCGGCCCCGTCGGGCCATCAACCCGCCGCCGTCGCGGTTTCCCGTTCCATCAAATTGGAGGCCAGGACTATGGCCACGAAGACCAACGCCGAGAG